CTCCATAGTCATTTCCCAGTACTTCTGTGTATAGTCTGGTCCTTTATCTATAGCGTTTTGTACAGAGTCTTCCATAAAGTATGGACGTGACTTTAAAGCACGTAGTTGTGTGCGTGACATCTTATGTCTTTGCACTGTGTACTCAGCATCTTCCATAGCTTTAGCTTCTGGGTCAGGATAAAAATCCCAAACACTTACATGATTACATTCAGGCACAGTCTTTACTAAAGGATCATAACTACCTTCATCACCCCAGTTAGGATATTCTTTATCTACAGCAAACGGACCTTTCATAACACCTGTTCCAAGAAGTGCCATTTCAAATGCCATACTTCTTAGATGTGTAGATGCCCCACTTTCTTGTAGCTGATCATGTATCTTCTTTTCCATCTTCTTAGCTGCAACCATAGCAGGATGGAACGTTACTGTTTGAGAAGTAGTACCTTCTCCTTCTATTAGCTTTTCTGATACAGGTGCTAGTTTCTCTCCCATCCCAGCTACCCTAGCTCGTAATTCATCTAAGGTTTCACCCGGAAGAAGTTTTTCTAATAGATAGGGTTTACTAGGTTCATCTCTTGTTACTGCTGCTAGTTCATCTCCAGCTTTTTCCGCATTGGGATTTAGGTTTATATGTACAGCCTCTGCTACACCGTCAGGTAATACAGATGGATTTACAGATAAAGGAAACTTGTTATTGCCAAATAGTACGTCTACTATCTGTCCATAGGCTGCTAGTGTTTTAGTTTTAGTTACCTTTACAAATACACGTGACTTTTCTGCGTCAGTAAATTGTACATCTGATCCGTACAAACCTCTGTAATTACGATATGCTTTTAACCATCGTTGTTCATCTGCATAGCGATGGTCTTCTGCTCTTTTATATCTATCTTTAATAAAAGTTATTACACTAGATTTTTGTTGAAAGATACTGTCGTTACTATCCTCCGCAGCTACGACTTCATCTGTTTCAAACATTTCTTCCTGTTCAGCCATTGTATTCTTCCTTGTTAAAACAATCAAATTGTATATCGTAGTATGGGTTGTTTCTAAACTTATTCCAGTTAGAAGTATCAGCCATATTTAGACACTGCTCTTCTGTAAACATCTCTTGCATTACATACTGGTTACCTGTATATACCCAATCAGTACCATTATTACCCCATATACTTACTACTAATACAAAAGCTTTCATTTATTTTTTCTCCAAGGTCCATTATCAAAAGCAGCTTGCTCTTCACAATTAGGACACTTATCGTTCCACATATTAGTATTGTACGTTGTCTCACATTTAAGACAAGACTTTACTATATCAGTATCCGAAGGATGGGTCACTAGCTTGGAATCCTGTTCTTTGTTTAGCTGGGTTGTAATCCCATATACTACTACGTGGTCTAGTCATTATACCATAACGAAGAGCGTCATACAAGTGATCTTCTGCTTTGGTGTCTACATCTTCTGGATTCTTTTTGTCCAGTGGGATGCCGGGAATCTGTGCTATTGTATTAGTGCAGTTATTCATAAATACTAACATAGGCTTTTCTAAGAAGTCATCTACCTTCAAACGTCTATGTATTTCGTTTTTACCTGCGATACGTGAGCCTCTTGAACGGTCAGAAGGACGCCATCTACAGCCTTTCGCATTCATCTGTTCAGCTAGTGATGGCCCAGTATCGCCTCGGTTGTGCCACAAAGAGCTATCAAGCACACCGTATCTCATGCCACCGTCATTTTTTTCAGCCTCTAATACCATATCTGCTAAGTCTGAAGCTATTACTTTAGAAACATATAATTCTCTATATACTATAAGTTGCTCGTCAGGAGATACAGTAAACCAGAGAACACCAGTATAAGAGCCATAACCATAATCACACGCTCTAAACTTAACCCAGTTATTAGGTACTTCAAAGTTTTCAATAACGTGTTTTGTTCTGTCAAACTCTGGAAAGGCTGCTCCTTCGTTGATATCCCAGTTTCCTTCAAGGAGTTGCTTTCGCTGATGCTCTGGTAGTGATAAGAGCATGGCTTCATAGTCACCCTCTTCGGCAAGGTATGGATTATCAAAGAGTGACGCAGGAATAAACCTACGCTTAAATAAAGGCTTACCTTCCTTACTGTGTCCTTTAGGGAACGTAATTGTTTTACTTGTTTCAATATCTGTAGCCCAAAAAGGTTTACCTGCTGGAGCAGGATCAATAAACATTTTCTTAACCCAAGCATGTCCAGCACCACCTGGGTTTGTTGTAGCCCTCATATAAAGTCCTAGTTCTTTACTGTATGCGCTACGAAGACGTGACCTCATATAATCCCAAGCGTAAGGTGTAGGCCATTGAGTAAGTTCGTCAAATCCAATCCAGTTAAAAGCCTGTCCTTGGTAACGTGTGACATCGGTATCTTTATCCAGATACGACATCCACAATCTTCCACCTTTAGGAGATACCCATTGTGATTTACGCTCTGACCATTTAATTCCTGGTACGGCACGTGGATACAACTCCTGTGACTTTTGTATAAGTTCCCTTAGTTCTTCAGTTGTGTGTCGTACAAGGAGTCCAGAGAAGTTAGGATTGTTCAGGCCGTGTAATGGATCTGCTAACATGGCATACGACTTACCACCACCTGCTGCCCCACCATACAGAACTTCTCTTTCAGAAGAACTCAAGAAGGAGGTCTGTGGACCTTTATTCGGTTTGAATACAACTTCTTGTGCTTCTTCAATGTCATAGTCAGGGGCTACTACCTGCGCTGGGATAGTCTCAAGCTGGGGGGCTTCTATCTCCGCTGGCTTCTGAGTATGCTCCGACTCCTTGTGTTTCAAGCTTTTCAATTTCCGTGAGCGTTTCTTGGAGCCACTTGGCAAGCTTACGTTTAATGAGAGATGCTTTTCTACGTCTTTGCTCAACTTCTATTCTCTTTTTTAGACCCATATGTGATATGTATCGGCCTGTTTCTTTACTCAGCCACTGTGCTACTGCTCTGTAACTATACTGTCTGAGGTGGCGTTTTGCAAGCTCTAAAGCTTCTAGTTCATGCTCAACTGGTACAAGTAGTTTATCATTGTCAGGATCAAGTTCATACCCAAAGGGTATCTTCTTAGTCAGTCTGACAATCTTGTGCCATTCTTTATTATGTGTTTTAGGAGGCTTTGGTAATTGCCAATAGCCTAGTTCTCGTTGTGGTATTATTCGTTTTCACCTTCTTTAGGCGGTAAGTAGAAGATGCCACCACCGCTAGTGACATCTACTTTATCTACTTTACCAAGTCCTGCTCTGTCAAGCAAGTCTTTTGCTGCTACCATCTTTTCTTTTATGCCTAGTTCCGTTGGATCATACAACGCACCAACCATAGCCATAGCAGCTTTAGGAGCAGTACGTGCAAAATATGTGCGAGTCTTCTCACCAATCTCATCCTTTAGAGATTCAACAATCGCTGCAGTGTTACTGTTATCACCGTAACCTGCCAATTTCTTAGCTGCGACAACATCACCACCAGCTTCATCAAATAGTACATCTAGAAACCGTTGCTGCTTATCTGTTAAATTTCTCGCCATATATTGCTTCCTTTATCTGTGACCGACCTATACCTAAGTCGTTTAATTCTCTGTCGGTCATCATGTGCATCATACGAAAGTCTGCACGTTTTTGTTGTCTAATGCAATGATTATCCCATAGACGTTTTAGTAAATTTTTCATAGCACTATCTCCTTTGTTTGTGTGCGGAGATAGTTATACTCAAATATAGGTCAGGTAGTAGTACCTATTATTGCATAACCGCTATGCTCTGTTTGGATTGAAGTACTCTCTTGCTGACATACTTACATCAATAGTGCCACCATCTTTTGATACAATTATTTTATCACCTGCATGTAAATGTATTCTGTCTGCATTAATTAAATGATAGGTATCATTACCAGACACTTGATGTTCTTTTGCTAGTTGATAATATGCACCATCATCTTGATGAAATATTTCTATTGTTACCTTTTGACTTGATGTGTCTCCATTAGACGCACCAAGGTAATCTATAGTAGAGTCGTGATTAGCAGGTACAATGTACAATACATCTCCGTTTGCACCGCCTGAAGTAGCAGTAACAGTTTTGGATTCAAATGTAGTATTGTACGTAAGCTGCGTTACCATTACTTATTTTTCATACCTTTTAGTGGTCTAGCAGCAGGAGCTAAGAAGCCACCCCTTGCCATCTTTTTCAGTCCACCTTTAGCATGACCTTTTTTACTCATACCACCTTTAGCATAGCCTTTTTTACTCATACCACCTTTAGCATAGCCTTTTTTCTTCATAGACATGCCGCCTTTGTTCATCTTACCTTTACCATCAGCAGCATAGAATGGAACTTTCTTTCCATCCTTCATTACCATTTTAAGACCACCTTTTGCGTAGCCTTTCTTTTTCATCTTCATGCCACCTTTTGCGTAACCTTTTTTCTTCATCATTGATCTGTATCCTCGCTATATAGATTATTAAAAACTCGTTGCGTATCCCATACATAGTCTACGTTTTCTTTTGAGTTGAACATATGTTGATTAGGCTTAAAGTCTGGCGCACCTTCTCCAGTTTCAAACC